TTACATGTTCGGAGTGAACTCTGACACGGTGCGGGTTGCGATGTCGCGCGCGTCGTCACTCGACGGGCCCGGCTCGTCGACGAAAACCGCTTCGCGGTAGTAGCGGAGCTCACGGATCGACTCGAGGATGTCGGCGAGTGCGCGGTGTCCGCCGTCTTTCGTCGGAGCCTGGAAGAAGACGCGCGGATACCAGCGGCGTGAGAGCTCCTTGATGCTGGATACGTCGACGTTCCGGTAGTGCAGCCACTGATCGACATCGGTCATGTACTTCGCGAGGAACATCCGATCGGTGCCGATCGTGTTTCCTGCCAACGGAGCTTTGCGCTCGAGTGGCACGAACCGCTTGATGTAGGCGAGCGTCTGCGCTTCGGCTTCTGCCAGAGAGACTCCGAGCGGGATCTCGGTGATGAGTCCGGACTTCTCGTGCATCTTGGTGACGAAGTCGTTCATGTTCGCCAATGCCGCGTCGCTGGGACGGATCACGATCTGGAAGCCGGGATCGACAGGGCGCAGCTCGAAGTCCGTGATGACGACAGCGATCTCGACGAGCTCATCGATCGCCAGATCGAGCCCAGTCATTTCGCAGTCGATCCAGACGAGTCGATCATTTTCCGACGCAGATACCATGTCGTCATCCTATCGACGGACCCGACATCGGTTCCCTGACGCTGAAGACGACGTGCGAGGCGGTACGGTAGAGGTAATCGCCTCCGTAGCTCAGAGGAAGAGCAGCGGCCTTCTAATCCTTTTGACGCTGGTTCGCCTCGTCGGACTTCTCGGCAGGCTCTGATGGCTCAGGGGAGCCTTCGCCTGTCATCAGCCAAAGCTTGTCCACGCGCGTGCGCAGAACGATCCGGTTGATCACCTCGACATAGTTTCGAGGCTGCATCCCGGCCTCCCAGTTCGCCCAGGAGTTCTGGGTGATGTTGCATTCACGCGCAGCCTCCTTCATGTTCCAGCCCATGCGCCAGCGCACAAGCGCGAGGCGTGCACCGAGCGAGGAGGCGTCCGGAATCCAATTGGGTGAGGGCGTTGCGTTCATGCCCACAAAGTTACCCCATATCGCGCATATCGCGCAAGATCCTACTTGAAGTGCCTAACACCGCATGTTGCGTTTGACACAACTAGCGCGCATGTGGTTCTGTTCAGGGCATGACCCCGGAACTTGCGCTTCTCACAACTGCCGAAGTTGCTAAGCGAGCCTACGTTGATCCCGCAACGGTGCGGAGATGGGTCGAGAAGGGGCAGCTCCTTCCGACCATCACGACACCGGGCGGGCACTACCGATTCAGCGAAGCCTCTGTCGACGCAGCACTTTCCGCGGCGGGTGCAGCATGACCGCCCCGACCGAGATCGCGACGGCGACGGTCGATCTGTGCGAGGCCGAGGATGAGGCCCGGATCAAGTCGCACGTCCGTCGCCTCCGCCGTGTGGCCGAGGCCCGCCGTCGCGCGGCGTCAGAGCTTTCGGCTGATGGCCTTGAGCAGCTTGATGATCTCGTCCAGTCGCGAGACGACATCCTCGACGTTGCTCGAGGTCTGGGCGGCGTAGTCCGCAGCTGCGCCGACGTCGTCGAGCAGCTTCTCGATCTGCTTGTCGTCCATGATTCCCCTTTGATCGGTGCCGCTGACGTTCGCTCGTCTGCGGTCTCTGCCCCGATCGTAGGGGACGCGTCCGGCGTGGGTGCTTCCCCCCAGCATTCCGCGCCGGACGCACCTTCGGGAGCGGACTCATGATCTCCCGGTCTGGGGACCGGGTGCCCGCTGGGGTATCGGGCCAGGCGGGGCGGGGCACCGTGGGGACGGTTGCCCCGACCAGCCGATTCGGTCCGATCGTGTGGGTCGCGGCCGTCGGCTACATCGCCGCCGCAGTCTTCCTCATCGTGCTCGCAGTCGTGCTCGCCCCCTGGGGTCTCCTGCTCCTCCTCCCCGCTATCGGCCTGATCGGCGCCGCGATGGTGCTCGTACTGATGGCCGTCGGAATCGACGTCCTAGAGGCGGACGAAGCATGAACCCGCTCGAGGTGTTCCAGTACGCCGGCACCGAGGTGCGCATGCTCATCATCGACGGCGAGCCATGGTTCGTGCTCACCGATCTCACCCGCGTGCTCGGGCTCACCCAGTTCCGCACGGACCGTCTCGACGCTGGGGTGATTCGGAGTCACCCCATCGAGGACCGGTCGGGTCGCTCGCAGCTGACGAACCTCGTGAGCGAGGCCGGCATGTACGAGGTCGTCATCCGCTCCGACAAGCCGGGCGCCGTCGACTTCCGACGCTGGATCACCTCCGAGGTACTGCCGAGCATCCGCCGCACCGGCTCCTACGCGGCCGAGACGCCCGAGCAGCTGATGGCGCGCGCCGTGATTCAGGCGCAGGAGATCGTCGCGCGCCGCGACGAGCAGATCGCCGCGCTCGCACCCCGCGCCGAAGCATGGGACGAGATCGCCGACGCCGGCACCGACTACGCGGTGCGCGACGTCGCGCCGATGCTCAACCGCGCCGGCATCGAGATCGGACCTCAGCGCCTCTTCGAGAAGCTCCACGAACTCGGATGGATCTACCGGGGGGAGAAGCGCCGCTGGACCCCCTACGCCCGCGCCGTCGACGCCGGGATCCTCACGGTCCGCGCGATGCCCCCGTACAGGGACCACGAGACGGAAGAACTCAAGCCCGCCGCCCCGCAGATCCGCATCACCCCGCACGGAGTTGAGAAGCTCCGGATCCGCCTCGGCGCGGGCGTCCTCACGAACTGACCCCACACACGAAAGCGGGGCGCCCGTTGCACCGGACGCCCCACCAAAGAGAAAGGCACGCACATGCCTGCTGACCAGAGTACCGACGACACCACGACCGTGGTGCACGACTTCTCGCCCCGCACCGCGTCAACTCACCTGAGTGTCACCACAGACACGACCCAGATCGTCCCTGAACGCCCGACGATCTGGCCCCTCGCCCCGTGGCGCTGGGTGCTCCTACTCACCGCCATCGGCCTCGCCATCCCGTGCGGCATCGCGGCCGCAGCCCCCGTCTGGAACGGCGCAGACCTCGCCGTCCTCATCATCCTGGCGATCTTCGTCGCCGCGTTCACCCCCGGGAAGGGCTGACCATGACCGTGAAGCTGTCCGCAGCACTGCCCAAGGAGTTCGATGCGAACGGGATGGAGCGGTTGCACCGCTCGCTCGTGCAGCATCCCGAGCGTCGCCACCTGATCGTGATGGTCGTCGACACCGCGAAGAAGCAGATCGACTACACCGCCGGGGGAGAGGTCACACCGGTCGCCGGGATCCTCTTCATCGAGCCAATCCAGGACGCCGAAGACGCCGACCAGGTGCTCGACATCATGGCCCGCACCCGCGCGGAGCGCACCGGCGACGGCACCCTCGACTTCGACTTCGGTGTCGGTGACCCGCTCGCCGACACGATCAAGCGCATGCGCGACGAGGGCATCAACATCTCGGTGAACGGCGAGGACCAGGCATGACCCCGCAGATCACCGAGGCGCGCGTGGTCGTGCCCGACGACGCCCCCCGCACCGTGTGGATGCTCGAGCGCGGAGAAGGCGTCACCGCCTCCCGTGTCTGGGCGATCGCCCGCGCGACGCTCAAGGCCCGCCGCCGCATCCTCGAGGAGCTGATGAACGGGTCGACCTTCAAGGGCAACAAGGCCACCGACGCCGGCCACGCCCGCGAGGCCGCGCTGCTCGACGAAGCCGCCGAGCATCTCGCCACGATCACCCCCAACGCCGCGCTTTGGGCGGCCGTCGACAACGACCTGCACCGGGCGACCCCGGACGCGATCGGCATCGACGCCGAAGGCCGCCTCGTCGTCGTCGAGGTGAAGTCGCACGAGCACGGATGGGAGCACGACGGCGTCCCGATCGAGCACTACGCGCAAATGCAGTGGCAGATGCGCGTCATCGGCGCGGACTACGCCCTCTATGGTTTCGAGGTCCGCGACGAGGACGACATGCCCCCGCTCGACGGCGCGACCTTCATCCCCGTGCAGCGCGACGCCGAGATGATCGAGTGGCTCATCGCCCGCGCCGACGACTTCCTCGCCTGGCGCGACGCCGGATGCCCCGACGTCGACCTGCTGCCCGACGAGGTCGGCGACGCTCTCGCCGAATGGGCGCCGCTGAAGGCCGCGCTTGACGCCGCGGCCGCCGCAGAAAAGCCCGCGAAGGACCGCCTCGCGAAGGCGATCGCCGCGCACTACCCGCACGCCGGACGCTTCGGCGCCGTCGGCATGGGCGAACAGGGCGGCTTCCAGACCGTCGTCTCCTCGACCCCGCTCATCGACGAGGACGAGTGGAAGGCGGACTCCCCCGACGTCCACGCCCGCGTGCAGCAGATGCGCGCCGACCTCGCCCTGCTCGAGGCCGCCGCCAAGAAGACGTACCCCAAGACCCGACGCTCGTCGTCGCTGCGATTCCAGGAGGTCGAGCATGTCGACTGAGCTCATCGAGAAGAAGACCATCGGCGAGGTCGAGCACATCGTGCACGCCTCCGGAGTCTGGGACGGCACCGAACCAGTCGAGTTCTCCGACGACGGTCAGAACTTCGCCGAGACGTGGATGCCTTCTGAGGAACACCTTCACCCGCAGTTCGCGCGCGTGACGGTGCACCGCAAAGACGTAAAGATCCCGACCCGCAAGACGATCCGCTGGGACGAGCAGTACCCGGCCGCCTCCGAAGAATGGTCGGGGAAGTGGGACCGCTCGCCGATGCGCCATTTCGGCCGGACTGTCCGCATGGTCGCGTTCCGAGAGACGTTCCGGGATCTCCTCGGTGACATCCGCATCGAGGAGGAGATCGACGAGCGCGACCTGCCCGCAGCATCCGCCGAGCCGGCGCAGAACGCCGAGCACGACTGGTCCGCAGCGTTCGCCGCCACGACGACGGTCGAGGAGCACGACGCCCTGGTCACCGAGGCGCGCCAGGCGAAGGTGTTCAAGCCCACCAAGGAGGGCACCGACCTCGACCGCGCGCAGAAGGCTCACCGCCGCGAGCTCGCCGCCGCCGTCGAAGCCGCGTGGAAGCCGGAGCCCGAACCCGCCGCGCACCCCGAGCCCGGGCGCCCGGCAACGCGTGACTATCTGCCGCCGCAGAACCGTGCCGACCGCCGCGCGGCCGCACGCAAGAGGGGACGCCGCAGGTGAACATCAACCCGAACACGGGCGAGGTCATTGAGGAAGACGAGACGGCCGCCGAGATCGAACTCGTGCCCCTCAACCTCGCCGACCTCTCCGAGGACGAGATCCTGCGGATGCTGCCGACCCCGGTGCAGTGCGCCGGCGCGCTGCAGTACGCCCGCCAGGTCACCGCCCGTGCACCGAAGGCGCTGAACAAGCTCCGCAACGCGCTCACGAAGCGCGAGCAGGAGCTGACGATCGCCCTCGCGATGGGCGCGCGCGACCTCCTCTCGGAGTACCCGCGGATGCCGATGACGGAGCGCCGCGATCTCGCCCGCGCGACCGACGAGCGCGTGCGCGCCGCGCAGGAAGCCCGCGACGACGCCTGGCTGCTCCTCGAGTACGCCCGCGACTACGACCGCGCCATCGGCCGCGACATCGACATTCTGCGTTCCCTGAACGCCAACTTCCGAGGAGAACACCGATGAGTGTCCCGTCAGCGTTCGTTCAGACCACGGGCCGACCTTCGCCCGGGACTCGCACGGCACGCGCGCCGAAGCGGCCAAATCGGATGCGGAGCGTGTTCGGGATGTTGTCGTGGTCCGCAGCATCCGCCCACACTTCGAGCTTGTCGCCTGAGATGAGCGTTCGCGGCTTGTTGTGCGATGCCGTGTACCTCACGCCGGAGAGGTTGTCAGGAGCGATGTGCACGTTCCGGACCGTCTTGCTCCCGGTGTTGCGCACGATGATGCGCCCCTTGTGCTCCTCATCTAGCTCGACATTGAAGGTCACCTCGGCTCGCCGGGCGCGCCGCTCGGCGGAGAGCGAGAAAAGGAATGCTGCGAGCGAGAAGCCGACCGCGACGATGCTGGCCCACGGGAGTTCTTCCATGCTCCGCACTCTATCGGGGGTGACCCGATGACCGTGCAGCGCTGCGACGCGCACTTCGGCGAGAGCGACCGACGCTGCACGCGCGAGGCCGGACATACGCAGCCTCTGCACACGATCCCGGGTGAGATCAGCTGGCTCGACACGCTCGTGATGCGCCGCACCAGCGCCGCGCGCCTCTACTCGGGCGAGCTCTTCGCCGGCGTGGGCGGTCTCGGCATGGCCGTCGACGAGGTGTTCGGGTCGACCCCGGCCTGGTTCTGCGAGTTCGACACCGCGCCGTCGCGCGTGCTCGCGCATCACTTCCCGGATGTCCCGAACTACGGCGATGTCCGTGCTGTCGACTTCCGCACCCTCCCGCACACCCAGATCCGCGCAGGCGGGTTCCCCTGCCAGGACGTCAGCCTCGCCGGCCGACGCCGCGGCATGACCGGCGGCACACGATCCGGCCTCTGGTCGGAGTTCGCCCGCTCCATCGAAGAAGACCGACCCGATTGGGTCGTGATCGAGAACGTGAGAGGACTGCTCAGTGCAGATGCATCTAGCGACTTGGAACCCTGCCCGCTCTGTGTGGGAGACAACCCAGAGCATGTTCTGCGGGCACTTGGAGCTGTACTCGGAGACCTGGCCGACCTCGGGTTCGATGCGGAATGGACAGGCATCCGAGCAGCCGACATCGGCGCCCCCCACGGTCGCTTCCGCGTCTTCATCCTCGCCTGGCCGAGCGAGCGCACTGCTACCGACGCCGGTCACGGATCCGGACACCGGGAATGGACACGCGAGGTATCTGGCGAAGGAAGCCCGCAGCCGGGTCTGACGCTGCTCCCGACCCCGGCCGTCGTGCAGAGCGATGGCGAGTCGGTGGAGTCGTGGCAGGCGCGCCGTGCGCGGATCAAAGCGACTGGGATCAACGGGAACGGCATGGGAATGCCTCTCCCGATTGCTGTGCAGTTACTCCCCACACCCGACGCCTACGCGGGCAGCCGAGGCGGCTCTCAGAACCCCGAGAAGCGCCGAGACGGTGGGCACACCGTCTCGCTCGCCGACGTCACTGAGCACGCGCTGCTCGGTACACCGCGCACGGCGCAGGGCGTCATGAACGACCTTCGCGATCCGGTCGTGATCGGGAACCCGCGTGGACGTCTCGAAGATCAGTTGGCGTTGCTCCCGACCCCGACCGTTGGGGACAAGGGCGGCACGGCCGCCCGAGGCGGGGAAGGATTCGGGGCGCCGCTCGGCGAGGTGACGCGTTCGCTAACGGATTGGGGACCGTATGCTGCAGCGGTCGGTCGTTGGGAGGCCGTCGTCGAACGCCCCGCACCGGATCCGGTCCGCTTCGACGGGAAGGGCGGTAAGGCCCGCCTGAATCCGGAGCTGACTGAGTGGATGATGGGCTGGCCCGCAGGTTGGGTGACGGCCTCAGAGATCGGTCTCTCGCGCGCCGAGCAGTTGAAGGCGTGCGGAAACGGCGTCGTCCCGCAGCAGGCAGCCGCAGCGATCCGGGAGATGCTCGCTCGACCCGGGGTGCCGGCGCTCGTCGACTTTACGGCGGTGGCATCGTGACGCTCCACTACGAGGACGGCGGACTCCGCCTGTTCCACGGCGACAACCGCGACGTGCTCCCCACGTTCCCCGACGCGTCGTTCGACTCGATCGTCACCGACCCGCCCTACGAGCTCGGCTTCATGGGGAAGGGGTGGGACTCAACCGGCATCGCGTACGACGTGGATCTGTGGCGCGAGGCATACCGCGTGCTGAAGCCCGGCGGCTACCTGCTCGCCTTCGGCGGCACCCGCACCTGGCACCGCATCGCGGTCGCAATCGAGGATGCCGGGTTCGAGGTACGTGACTCGATCGCGTGGCTCTACGGATCCGGGTTTCCGAAATCGATGGACGTGGCGAAGGCGATCGACAAGATGCGCATCGAAGACGTCGAGCCGGTTCGAGCCGTGTGCCGGGTGATCCGCGCGGCGATGGATGCACGCGGTCTGCGATCGCGGGATCTCGTCGAGTACTTCGACGGGTGCCACCCTCGTCTGATCGATCACTGGGCGGCACGCGACACCGACTCTCAGCCCTCGCTCCCGACGATTGCTCAGTGGGAGACCCTGCGCGGCGTGTTGGCGATCGCCGACTCCGCCGTCGACGACGAAGTCCGACGGCTGAATGACCGCAAGGGCGAGTTCGGCGAGGCGTTCAAGGCGCGGGAGGTGACCGGGGTCGTCGATGAGTGGACGGACCGCACGAACTATGCGCTCACCTCGCGTGATGGTCTGCGTCGCGACGCGGCGATCGCTGGCACCGCGGCTGCCGACTGGGTGGGGTGGGGCACGGCGCTGAAGCCAGCGTTCGAGCCGATCGTCGTCGCCCGCAAGCCGCTCGCCGGAACGGTCGCTGCGAACGTGCTCGCCTACGGCACCGGAGCGATCAACATCGACGCCGCGCGCGTGCCGATGTCTCAGCGTGACCGCGACGAGGCAGTCGTGCCGATGCGCGCCGCCAGCCCCGCGAAGGCGGGAACGCCCGCCGAGCGCGCCGCGGAGTACTTCGAGCCCGCGGCCGGTGGACGCTTCCCGTCGAACGTGCTTCTGGACGAATCACAGGCCGCCGAGCTCGACCGGCAAGCCCCGAACACGGGAGGCGCGGGGAAGGCCTCAGGCCCGACGCTGACCGGCGAGTCGACGAGCGTCGCACGCGGCAAGTTCAACGGCGTCGACGACTCGCCTTTCTACGGCGACCGCGGTGGAGCGTCACGGTTCTTCCCCACGTTCCGTTACGAGGCGAAGGCGCCGGGCTCCGAGCGTCCCAACGTCGACGGTGTCGCGCACGCCACGGTGAAGCCGCTCGATCTGATGCGCTGGCTCGTCCGCCTCGTGACGCGGCGCGGCGGCCACGTGCTCGACCTGTTCGCGGGCTCTGGCACGACCGGGGAGGCCGCACTGCTCGAAGGCATGGAATGCACGCTCATCGAATACGAGGCCGTGCACCTCCCGCTCATCCTCGCCCGGGTGCGGAAGCCGCTGCAGCCGTCGATGTTCGGCGACTGGGAAGGCGGTGCGGCGTGAAGCACCTGCCCCCGGGTGCGAGCCCGACCACCCAGCCCCGCGAGCAGCGCACGAAATGCCGCCGCGACTGCTGCTGGACCCCGCTCGGCCACTCGACCGTCCGTGACCACCTTCCGACCACCCACCCGCACGCGTGCCACTGCCACCGAGAGGAGAAGCGATGATCGCCCCGAAGACGCCGAAGCCGTCGGCCGCCGACGAGCGCGCCGCGTACGACCTCGCCACCGAGCGCGACAAGGGCAACTGCGTCCGCTGCGGCATCCACGGAATCCAGCGCGATCACCGTCAGAACCGCCAGGCGGGGAACACGGTCATCACGAACCTGCAGTGCCTGTGCCCGACCTGCCACCGGTGGAAGACGGAGCACCCGGAGGCGGCGATCGCTGAGGGCTTCGCGGTGCCGCGGTGGGCGCGCCCTGAGTGGTGGCCGGCGTACCGGTTCGGGATCGGGTGGGTGCTCTACCTGTCCGAGGCGGACAGCTTCGGGCGCTGGTGGACGGAGATCACCGAGGCGACCGCCGAGCTGCTGATGGCGAGCGGACAGGTGAGCGCTCATGACTGACCAAGGGGAACTGATGGACGTGAAGAGAGAGATCGCGGCCGCGAACCGCCGGATCCAGAAGCAGATCGACGAGAGCGCGCGGGCCGCGCTGATCCGCATCGGCGTCGACGTCGAGGCAGAGGACAACGCCCGTCACGCCGAGCTCGCTCGGGAGGCCGTCGAGGCCACGGGCTCGACGGCTGAGGAGTTCGGACGCCGGATGCGGATGCTGAACGACAGCTTCGTCGCCGCGGCCGAGGCGTTCGCGCGCGGATGGGCGAGCGTCCGATGAGCATGCCTGAGTTCGCGATGACGTATGTCGTGGTGTGGGCCGATGAGCGCGGCCCCGGGCGGCACGTCCTGAAGGTGGGGCGTGCGTGGCGGTTCTCGCGCGTGCAGGAGATGACCATCTCAGGCGGCCAGGTCGTCGTGCTCGCACGCGGCACGGATGCGTCATGGGAGACGGAGGCGCTGCGGATCTTGCGGCGCTGGTTCCCGAAGGCGTTCACCTCCGAGCTCGAAGCGCGCCGGCTGCTGTTCCGGGGCCGCGGGTGGACGGAGTGTTTCGAGGTCGACGACGAGCACCTGCAGCTCGCGATCGATCTGGTGTTCGAGGGTTTCGCGAAGGGAAGCGATCAAGGTGTCAACGAGGAGCGTTCAGCGGCGGATCAGCGCGGAGGATATGCGGTGGCCGGGGTACCTGCGCGCACCGCACGACGCGAAGCCGACCGCGGTGGGGTTGTGGACGACGGCGACGGATCCGCTCGGACGGTGCGAGCTGGTGCCGGAGCTGATCGCCGCGGCGATCTACCCGGGGCAGGCAGCGACGGACCTGGTGGTCGACCATCTGCTGATGCTCGCCGACTCCGGATTCCTGACGATCTATCAGGAGCAGGGATCGGAATGGATCGCCCTGCGGCGCCCGCTGCGGGTCGACGCCCGGCTCGCGTCATCGGATGCGCCGGAACCGCCACGCGAGCATTCGCGAACGTTCGCGGCTGTGGGGGGAGCGGGCGAGCGGGCGAGGGCGAGAGCGCAGGCAGAGGGTGCCGAGCGGGAGAGCGAGTGGGCGCGCTGGCGGGCAGAGCAGGAGCGCGGCCCCCGGCGTCCGAAACGGCCGCTGCTGCTGGATGCCCCGCCCATCGGATGTCCCGATCACCCTCACGGCCGCTTCGAGGAATGCGGGCCTTGCGGGACTGCGCGCCGCCAGCACGACAGGTTCATCGCTCAGGAGCGCTACACGCAGCAGATGACCGAGTACGAGCAAACCCAAGAGACAGAGGAGGGGTGGGGTGGAGATCCATTCTGACGCTCTCGCCGGCTTCATCGTCCTGACGGCGATGAGGTTCGCGAAAGACCGCACGTTCAGGCTCCGGCTGCTCGCCGAGGCCGATGAGACACCACGAGAGACAGCACACAAGATGCGCCGCGACGCGATGCTCGCGGCTCAGAGGAGGACAGCATCATGAGCAAGGACACTCAGATCCCCGTCGGGGAATTCATGGAGATCCGGGACGCCGTGGCCGGCGAGCTTCGGAAGGGCGCAAGCTCGCAGACGCAGAAGACGACGCTCGTCAGGCAGGCCGAAGGGCTGATCCTCGCCGGATACGTCGACATCGACGCCGTCCGCACCGATCAGCGCTTCGGACCAGTCCTCGCCGAGATTCTGGCGGAGGCGACGCGATCGATCGAGAAGCACGGCGAGCAGCGACACCTCCCGATGGGGACGGGCCCGGACGAGCACCCGCTCGAGACCATCGCCGCTCTCGACGATCACACCGGCCTGCACCCGCACATGCTCGCCGAGGAGATCGCGGCAGTGGCGACCCGGGACACGAAGGCGCACTCGGAGAATGAGGGCGGCGACGGCACTGTGACGTGGTGGCAGATCCTCCGCGAGGAGGTGTTCGAGGCAGCTGCGGAGAACGGACGCCGCGAGCTCCGCGCCGAACTGGTGCAGGTCGCTGCGGTCACGCTCAAGATGATCGACGCTCTCGACGCGGGAGCGGGCATCTGATGGCCGGGGAGACCGTCATCACCGTCGTCGGCAACCTGACCGCTGACCCCGAGCTGCGCTACACGCAGAGCGGCCTCCCGGTGGCGAACTTCACGATCGCGAGCACGCCGCGCACCCTCGACCGAGCGTCAAATGAGTGGAAGGACGGCGATGCGCTGTTCCTCCGGGCGTCGTGCTGGCGGGAGTTCGCCGAGCATGTCGCCGGCAGTCTCACGAAGGGCATGCGCGTGATCGCGCAGGGTCGCCTGCGTCAGCGGTCGTACCAGGACCGTGAGGGGAACCAGCGCACGGCGATCGAGCTGGAGGTCGACGAGATCGGCCCGAGCCTCCGCTACGCGACAGCGCAGGTCACCCGCGCAGCGCACACGACGGGCCAGGGCGCGGCATCCGCGCCAGCGGCTCAGGAAGAACAGTGGGCGACAGCCCAGCCATCGAGTGATGGGGGATGGTCGAATGTCGACGACACCCCGTTCTGAGCCCCGCCCGGACTGCGAGCACTGCAAGGGCACCGGTGGGATCCGCGTGTCGAAGGATCCCGACGAGGTCGCCGACTGCGTGTGCACCGATCCTCCTGAGCCGACGGCAGCCGAGCGCGCGGACGAGTTCGCGAAGAGTCTCGGTATCGAGCTGACGCCATGGCAGCTCGACATCGCGTCGCGGCTGCTCGCCGGGGAACGCTTCGTTCTCGTCGGCGGGCGACGTGGCGGCATGGGCACCGTGAAACGCATCGTCGAGGGAGTTCAGAATGTCTGAGCGTCACTGCGTCCGTGGGTGCGTTCGCCCCGGCGAGCACTACGCGGCGTGCCGGTTCAGCGGGCCAGACTACGTCGGCGCGTTCCCTTGCACCGGGTGCGCTCCGCGTGAGGCTCGTGACGGCGTGCTGATCTGTGCCGGGTGCTATGGCCGTGCTCGTCGTCTGCTCCGCGATGTCGACGACATGATGGGCCGTCTGGACTCTCTCGCGGATCCGATGAAGGCGACGCCGACGGACAAGGTGCCCGGTGGCGCTGCGTCGGTGGAGCCGTCGGCGCCGATTGACGCCGACCTGCTCGACGCGATCCATGATGTCTCGCGCACCCTGGTCGTATGGGCGGTGTTCACCGGGCACCGCACGATCGATGAGGCATTCGATGACATCGCGAATGACCTCGAGGACGTCACGCGCTTCGCCGAGGGGTGGCTGGATCGCATCCCTGAAGTCGACGGCATCCGTGGCTTCTGGACTGTCGCCGACGCGATGGCGAAGTGGGGTCCGGAGCGTCGCACGAAGGGTGAGCCGGATTGGGTGGATGACGTCAGCGCGGAGGAGATCGCGGCCGTTCCCGAGTGGGGCGATCAGCTGCTGAACCGCGACGAGGCCGGACGGGAGGCCGGATCGCCGAGCACGTTGCGCCGTTGGGTGCAGAACGAGCTCATCACGCCGGTGGGAACGATCTACATCGCCGGCCGCCGCACGACCCTGTTTCGCAGGTCGGAGCTGGTGCGGGTGAAGAAGGAGCAGTCAGTGAAGCAGCGCGTGGGGCGCCCGCGTGCGACGAACGAGGGAGCGACCGATGAGCATTGAGCACCTGAGCATCGAGCAGCTGCTCGCCAAGTGGGATGAGCCCGAGCGCCCGGAGGGGTGGAACGCGGGCAACGAGCATCATCTCGCGGCGTTGATCATCGAGGCGTTCCGCCGTTCGAAGGCGCACACCCCGAGCGCTGTGAAGCTCGATTGGCCCGATCACTGGACGCAGAACGAGAAGCTCAGCGACCTGCACGCACGCTGGCACGAGCAGCCGGGGAACCTCCTTGGCCGCGAAGCGTGCCCGTGGGAGCGGTGCGAGTTCTGGGATGCCGCCGAGTTCACGCTCCGCCTCGCCGAGGTTCGCGTGATCGGGCGGGAGCCGCAGGGCGAACCGTCCCACGCGCACGACCGCGATCGTATGGGCATCTGTCGCAAGTGTGAGATGGGGCTGCCCGCGGCCGAAGTTCTCGACGGCGAGAAGCCGTGCCCGGGTGTGCGTCCTGGGGGAGTGCGATGAGCGCCAAGAGCCTGACCGAGATCACGCGGTGGCTGACCCTCCGCTGCGCGCACTGTGGTCATAGGTTCCGGTGGAGCCGTGATGCCCGCCACTCGTTCGGCAACCGAGACGGGATTGTCTACCACGGCCCGTGCATCGCTTACCTACAGGCGCGACGTCGTGCGGACGAACGTCTCGAGGTGCTCGGCTGGACTCTCGACATCGCTGACCTCACCGGCGACGAGGTGCGCCAGGTGATCGAGCTTCGCATGTCGATGGACCTCTCCACGCTCGACCAGGGCGGCAAGGCGTGGCGCGTGTTCTACGAGCTCGGGAAGGCACGTGATGCCGCTGCTGGCGCCGTCGGCATGTAGCGGCATTCACTAGGGTGATCCTCATGAGTGAATCTCTGAAGGATTTCCGGCTTGCCCTGCGCCACGCTGATCGTCTCATCGAGGGGACGAAGAGCACCGCGGGGAAGCCGACGGCGCAGGAGGGGACAATGTTCGTCGCTTCCGTGGCTTTGACGTACGCGGCTTGGGAGGCGTACGTCGAAGACCTCGCCGTCGAGGCTACCCAGCACCTATCTGAGTCGATTGATGCGGCGGATGTTCCCGAGTCCAGCAGGCAGGCGATCGAGAGCCGGAAGTCGAATCCGTGGGATCTTTTCGTGCACCCGGGATGGCGTGCAATCTGGCGCGATGCGGTTCTCGTGAAGGCCAAGGGGGAGCAATCCAAGGATCCGAAGTCGAGGGACGAGTTCGGTATGAACACGGCCCGCGAGAAGCAGATCCGTACCCTGTTTCGCGCGGTCGGGATCGACTTCATGGACAAGGTCAGTGCAGACGATCGAGCTGCACTCGAAGATCTCGTAACTGCTCGTGGCGAAGTGGTGCATGCTGCCAGCGCGCCTGCGGCGTTCAAGAAGTCGAAGGCCAAGGCGTATCGAGACCTGGTTGAGCGGATGGCGTTGGTCGCAGACGAAGAGCTGCGTCAGCAGATCACGGCGCTCACCGGCAAGGAGCCATGGAGCGTCGCAGTAGCGGCCAGCTAGAGTCCGCGTTTCTGCACCTTCCGTGCGATCGGGGAATCGGCCAGCCCGCAACCTCGAACACGCCGTGCTGATCTGGTGGAAGTGTGCGCACTGATCCTGTTAAGCTGTGCTTGCACCTGAACTGTCCCCGAAGCCTCGCCGATCATCGGCGGGGCTTTTGTCGTTCTCGGGTGCCTTCGCCCCGTGATGGGTTCAGCACTTTGGAGGTGGTCGTTGTGGCCGTGACCGAGATCCTTCCTGCGGAAGACCCGAATCCCACGTTTGGGCTGTTCGAGATTGAGTCGATCGATGGGTTCCGTTACGAGCGGTATCACCAGCCGGACCGTGAGGGTGCCGCGTTCCTCGTGGGCGCGACCCCGGAGGCCGGCGACGAGCCGACGTCCTGGTTCCTCGCGACGAGCAAGCGGGCAGCACGCGCCTTCCGGGTGTGACCAGCACCACCGCATCCACACGTCTTCCGGCCCGCCTTCGCCGTAGTGCACCTATCTCGCGCGCGGGCTGAGCGGGCCGGACATCGTCACGCGCTGTCGGAGGTGGTGGCCGTGGGTAGCAGCTCGATCCGTAACGGGAAGGGCCACCGCGCGTACCGACGCAAGCAGGCCGCGCTGAAGCGCCGCACCCGCGTCGAGAAGCTGCCGTGCGGCTACGGGTCGCCCTCGGGATGGGGGTGTGGCGGGCAGATCGATACCGAGCTGCCCGACACTCACCGCATGTCGTTCACCGCTGACCATGACGTCGCGATCGACAACGGCGGATCACTGGCTGGCCAGGTGCTCGTGCCGATGCATCGATCCTGCAACAGCCGCAAGTCGAACCACGCCGCCACGGAGATCTGGGCGGCCTCCTGACCGGATGCCGGGATAGTGCCGGCGGCTGGCATCGGCCTACTCGCGAGGGGTCGTAGAACGCGGCCCGGCATCCATAGACCTGATCGGACTGGTGTGGTGGCTGGCTGCTGAGAACGCAGCGTAAGGCATGGCCACCCGCTCTCACGGGTGTATCTCCTGCGGGGGAGCAGGTTCGAATCCTGCGTGACGATCAGACCTCCATGCGAAGGGACCAGTCATGAACACGAGTAGCCGCGTTGACGTCGTGCTTGCCGAGGCGCAGCCCGCCGGTGATGAGCAGGTGACCGCCCCGACCCTGCAGGGTGTCGTCGACCTCGGGCTCACGTTCATCGATGCTGCGGATGTCGCCCCTGACCCGTCTCGCCGGATCATCGTGCTCGCTCCGACGAAGCATGCGGGACAGAAGCACGCTGACGCGCTGAGCATCGTCCCGGTCGCTATCGTCACCCCGCGTAGTCCGTACGGTGCCCGGGGCCTGACCGCTGACGGGATCGTAGAGGCGGACGGGTTGAACGACGAAGAACGCGACGCCCTGATGGCCGAGGTTGAACCGTCGCTTGCTACGAGCGAGGTCGACTGATGGGGCAGCAGGAACGAGACCGCGCGGCGGAGCGAGCTCACGGCGGTATCGTCCGTCGCGAGGGTGACATCGCAACGATGGGTGACGGTGCGCAGTGGTGGCTCAACGGCACGCCCTGGGCGAGGGCTGAGGTCGACGCTGTCATCGCCCGCCACACGCCCACACTCGTCCACGACCTCACGATGAGGCACTAATACCCGTAGAGGCCCGCAGACGCGAACCTCGCGCCGATCAGTCCCACCCGGGCCGACTCATGGATCGTCAAAAAATCCAGAGTCGGCCCGGGGCTGCCAGCCTCCCGCGCGGTCCTGGCGGCTCTCTCCGCAGGTAAAAACGGCGCATGGGGGAATTGGGGAGTCAGGGGGAGTTATGGGACGTCCGAAGGCGCCCTGTGGCACCGACGCGGCCTACCGCCGACACCTCCGAGAGGGCGTCGAGGTCGACGAGGCGTGCCGCCGCGCTCACACCGAAGCGGGGCGCAAGTCGTCCGGTCGAAAGTCGCCTCGATTCGACGCAACCACCGCATCGAGCGACCCCGTCACCCCGCCTGCGGCAGGCGGTGATCCGACCGACGACATGAAGCTGATCGTAGACACGCTCCGCACGGTGTTCGTAACCGTCGCTGAGAAGGACCCGACTCGCATTGCTCCCATTGCCGGCGCCTTTCAAAGGGCTGTCGAAGCGACGCGCGGCCCGGAGGAGTCGCCGAAGGAGCTGAGCTTTGCCGATCAACTCGCCCAACGCCGCGCAGCTCGGGCTGCAAGAGCCCAGAGTTCGGGCTCTACCGCTTAGCCGCGTCGACACGCTTCTCGACGATGTCCTCGATATCTGCGACCTCGCTGCGATCGAGTGCGACCCGTGGCAGGAAGGTGGCCTCGAGGCGATCGCGTCGATCGACGCCGAGGGGCAGTGGGCGGCGACCGAGTTCGGGATCCTCGTCTCGCGCCAGCAGGGCAAGGGCAACATCCTGCTCCCGTACGAGCTCGCCCACCTGTACCTCTGGCCGCGCGAAGACGGTGCCCCGAAGCTCATCGGCCACACAGCGCACGAAGGCGCGACCGCCCGCGAGGCATTCCGCCGAGCTCGCCGCATCATCCTCGCCTCTCCGATCCTCCGGGCCGAGCTCGTCGGCGGAGGCAAGCAGACTGCCCAGGGCGTCACCGGAATCTCGACCGGCAACGGTAACTGGGCGATCGAGCTGAAGAACGGCAACCGCCTCGTCTTTTTCACCCGCACCGGGTCCGCCGGCGTCGGCGTCTCCTTCGACATCCTCATCGTCGACGAGGCGCAGCATTCGCCGCTGACGATCCTCGAGGCGCTGCTCCCGGCGACGGATGCGAGCCCCAACAAGCAGGTGCTGTTCACCGGCACGGTACCGAAAGAGGATCAGGACGGCGAGTATTTCGAGGGTCTGCGTGACCGCGGCCGCAAGGGCGGCTTCGAGCGCACCGGCTGGATCGAACACACCCCTGTCGGATCCGACGACCCCGACCTCGCCGCGAAGATCGATCTCGGCGACCCGCAGACATGGCGCGAGGGTAACCCTGGCCTCGGCATCCGGCTCGCGTGGAAGACCGTCGAGGACGACTGGAACCGCATGGGCCAGACGAATCCCGAAGCGTTCGCCCGTCAGCGCTGCTCGATCTGGCCGAGCCGTCGACCTGAGGTCGCGGCGAAGCTGTCCGAGCTCGACCTTGAGGTGTGGAAGCGGCACGCTCGCGACGACGCTGCGGTGAGTGGCGACGGCGTCGTTTTGTCTCTCGCGCTCGGCCGGGGTGGCGGGTACGGAACGATCGGCGCTGCTGTTCGCGCGGATTCCGAGCACATCGCCGTTGAGCACATCTGGACCGAATCAGCCACGCGATGGATCGCTCCGATGCTGAAGCAACTCAAGGCGAAGTACGGAAACGCGCTCGTGGTCCTCGACGCGAAGAACGCGGCCGCCGTGATCGGCGCGCTCGACGCGGCAGGCATCAAGTATCTCGCCATGAACCTCGACGAGATCGCGGCGGCACACACGCTTTTCATCGAGCACGTGAACGCCGGGCTCGTCCCGCACCGCGACCAGCCTGAGGTGACGAAATCGCTCGAGCTGGCGACGACGCGCAACATCGGCCGCGCCGGTGTGACGTGGGAGCAGTCGGACCCGAGCAAGCCCGTGTCGATGGCACAAGCCATCACCTGGGCGCTGTGGGGCGTTCTCAAATCCGAGGCATCGCCGAAGAAGCGCACACCGCCACCGCCGAAGGCCGCGGTACTCACCCGCGACGCTGTCGGCGGGAATGACCTGGACCTCGCCACGGCGCGGTTCTGACGGAGGGGGTCCACCTTGGCTGAGACCGGATATCAGGTCGAGTCGACTCTTCCCGGCTGGATGAACTGGGTCGCGGAGACGAACGAAGAGAACCCGGACCTGCAGTGGCCGAAGTCGATCAACGTCTTCGATCGGATGCGCCGAGAGGATCCGCAGGTCAAGTCGGTGCTCCGCGCTGTCACGCTGCCGATCATGCGCACCGAGTGGGCGATCGACGGGACCGGATGCCGCCCCGAGGTGGTCGCCCATATCGCGGCGGATCTCGGGCTGCCGATCAAGGGCCAGCCGCCGGCAGCGCCGCTGCGCACGAAGGGCCGGTTCTCGTTCAAGGAGTTCCTGCGTCTCGCGCTCCTGTCGCTCGTCTACGGGCACTCGTACTTCGAGCAGGTCTACGACCAGTCGACCGGTGCCACCCACCTCGCGAAGCTCGCCTGGCGCCCCCCGCGCACGATCACGAACATCGAGGTCGCCCGCGATGGTGGCCTTGTTGCGATCGAGCAGGGCGGGCTGATGGGAAGCGGCAAGGTCCGCATCGAAGTCGAAAACCTGGTCGCGTTCGTGCACGAGCGCGAGGGCGCCAACTGGCTAGGCGAATCGCTGCTCCGCTCCGCCTACAAGATGTGGATCCTGAAGGACCGCGTCTTGCGCATCCAGGCGCTGACCGCCGAGCGAAACGGCCTCGGCATGCCGGTCTTCACCGTCGGCGAGCCGCCCGAAGGTGACTTCGACCAGATGGTCGAGTGGCTGGACGCGGAGATCAAGCGCGGCCTCGAGATCGTGAAGCAGGCGCGCGCAGGAGAGGCCGCAGGAGTCTCCCTCTCGAAAGGCTCGACGTTCCAGTTCGTCGGCGTCAGCGGAAAGCTGCCCGACACCGACAAGCCGATCCGCTACTACGACGAGCAGATCGCCCGCGCCGTCCTCGCCCACTTCCTGAACCTCGGAACCGAGACAGGATCGTGGGCTCTCGGGTCGACGTTCGCGAACTTCTTCACCGACAGCCTGAACGCCGTCGCTCAGAACATGGCCGACGTCATCCAGCAGCACGTCATCGAGGATCTCGTCGACAAGAACTGGGGCAGCGAAGAGCCCGCCCCGCGCATCGTCCCCGCTGCGATCGGTGAGCAGCAGCAGATCACCGCCGAGGCGATCAAGTCGCTCATCGAGAGCGGGGCCATCAAGGTCGACGACAGTCTGCGCGCGTACGTGCGCGACAAGTTTGGCCTGCCCGTCGAAGACCTCATCCCCGCCACCGAGGATGACGAGGCGTCGCGCGAGCTCGCCCGATTCGTCGCCGAGGTCGTGCAGAAGATCTACCTCGGCACGGACAAGCCTGTGCTGCGCCAGGACGAAGCCCGCGAGATCATCCGACGCGCCGGCGCGGACATCACCGGAGACGGGCCCGACGTGAGTCGGATGCCGTCGACAGAGGCTGAGGAGGCCGCATGACCACGCACAGTTCGGGAGCGAACCGCTTCTTCGGTTCACACACTCCGCCGAAGTCGAAGGCGGAGATCTTCGACGCGATCACCATGCCCTCACCCGTGGGAGAGGGCACGATCGCCACGATCCGTCTCTACGGCCCGATCGACAGCTGGGGCGGATGGTGGGGCATCAGCGCGAGCGACGTCAGCGACGTGCTCGACTCGCTGCCCGACTCTGTCACGCAGATCATCCTCCGAATCAACTCGCCCGGCGGCGAGGTGTTCGAGGCCATGTCGATCCTGAACATGCTTCGCGCCCACAAGGCGAGCGTGCTCGGCGTCGTGGACGGGCTCGCGGCATCCGCCGGATCCGTGATCGCTGTCGGGTGCGACGAGACGGTCATGTCGCCAGGTACGCAGATGATGATCCACTCGCCCTCGACGATCGTCTGGGGAAACGCGCACGAGATGCGCAAGGAAGCCGACGTGCTCGACAGCGTCGAGGAGTCGATCATCTCGATCTACCGCGACAAGGCGGGCGAGTCTGCCTGGGGTGAGCTTTTGGCCGCCGAGACCTGGTACACCGCCGAGGGTGCCGTGGAGATGGGTCTCGCCGATCGCGTCGCCGTCGTCAAGGACGCGGGCGAGACGTCGACCGCGGGAGCCGAGGACGAGGACCCGGTCGACCCGCTCGAAGGCGACACCGTCGAGGACAAGTACCAGTCCGCGCGTGCCCGCCTCGGCTGGCATCCCACCGGCGCAACGTCGCCCATCAAGCCCCCGAGCTCGCCCGAGCCGGGTAACACCACAGAAACGGAGAAGCTCACCATGAGCGATACCTTCCTGGCTGCGGTCCGCGATCGGCTCGGCGTGACCGATGCCAACGCATCGGAGGAGACGGTTCTCGCCGCCTTCGACGAGCACCTCGCGGAGCAGGCCGACACCGTGGCGGCCCCGGCTGCCACGATCCCCGCTGGTACGCAGCTGATCGAGGACAACGTCCTCACCCAGATGCGCGCCGACGCCGCCGCCGGCCGTGAGGCCCGCGAGCAGCAGATCAGCGACCGCCGCGACAGCATCATCCAGAACGCGATGTCGAAGGGCCGCATCAGCGCGGCATCCGCCCCGCAGTTCCGCGCGATGCTCGACGCCGACGAGACGGCCGCCACCGCGGTCCTCAACTCGCTGGCCGAGAACACCGTCCACGTCGAGGAGGTCGGACACGCCGACACCCTCACCAGCGCAGACGACTCGCTCTACGGGGCGATCTTCCCCACCGCGAAGGAGGCCTGAGATGGCCAAGAGCTACCTGCCCCTGTTCCGCCCGGGTGACACCGTCACCTTCGGCGTCAGCGCCGCCGTCGCCGCCGGTCAGGCCGTCGAGGTCTCCGCGACCGTCGACATGGCCGTCGCCCCCGCGGCCGCCGCATCCGCGAAGTACGTCGGCGTCGCCGGCCACGACGCGGCTGTCGGCGACAAGCTGACCGTCGAGGTCGGCAAGCCCATCCACGAGCTGAAGGCCACCGGTGCGATCACCCGCGGCCAGCGGCTCGAGACGGCAGCCGCCGGAACGGTCCGCACCCTCGCGGCCGGCACTGCGGTGTTCGTCGCCCTCACGTCCGCCGCCGACGGTGCGCTCGTGCGCGCCATCCAGCTCTGAGAAAGGAGAGCACGATGCAGACCTACCCGCTCACCCCGAGCCAGCTCGCCAACGTCTCGGCAGCCGAACTCGTCGCGTTCCTCAAGAACCCGACGCTCGTCGCTCGCCGCTTCGGAGAGATCCTGCAGGCCCAGCAGTTCCTCGGACTGTTCCTCCTGCAGAAGCGTTTCACGATCACCGGCGGCTCGATCGGCGTGCCGATCAACGAGGTCATCCGTGCCGCGCGTGGCGCCGAGATCGTCGCTCCCGGCGGCGAGTACAAGCTCACGCCGATGTCGGCCGAGGAGTACGAGTTCTACTCCGCGATGAAGGACGGTCTCGCCACCGAGGTCACCGACGAGCAGGTTGGACGCCTGCTGCGTCAGCCGATCGATGACGCGTTCACCTTCCTGCAGACTGAGCTCGTGTTCTCGGCGAACGAGGCGGCGCTCGGCGCTGTCGCGTCGTCGGTCACGAACACGTTCGCGGCCGGTGGCGCGTGGACGACCGCGAAGCAGATCTACAAGGATGCGCTGCGCGCCAAGGCGCGCGTGCGCAAGCAGAAGCTCGGCTACTCACTCGACACCGCAGTCCTTCCCGGAGAGCTGTACGCCGAGGTCATCCCCGAGCTGCTCGAGATCCTGCCGAAGGACTCCGGTCAGGCGCTGACCGACGAGTTCCCCAAGATCGCCGGCCTGACCTGGATCCCGGACGACGGCGAAGACATCGCAGATCCGATGTTCCTCGACCGCCGCCGCCTCGGTGGCATCGCCCGCGAGCAGATCCCCACTCCGGAGATGCACCACATCGGTGGCGACACCGGCGTCGAGATCGGCGCGATCCGCGAACCGAAGGCGGACAAGACGTTCCTCAAGGCGCGCAACGTCCACGTGCCGATCGTCACCGACCCGCTCGCGGCCTTCTACGTCACCGGAACGGAGGGCTGACATGAGCACCCAGCACATCGCAACCGCCGCCGTCGTGAAGGTCTCGATCGGCTCGCCCTCGGGGAACCGCGTCGCGCAGTTCGTCCAGCGCGGCGACCTCGTCCCGGGCGGCGTCGCCGAGGAGCAGCTCGAGCATCTCGTCAGCCGCGGCCTCATCGAGGCCGTCGAGGTCGAGGAGACCGAGGAGCCGGAGGAGATCGACGAGGGCGCGTACAAGCGCGTCAGCGTCGCCGACCTCAAGGCCGAGATCGAGAAGCGCAACGACGGACGCGAGGACGACGCGAAGATCGTCCCCGCCGAGCCGCGCCAGCGCCCGCAGCTCGTCGCCGCGCTCCTCGCCGACGACAACAAGTAACCCAGACAGGGGGCGATGCCATGATCACGCACGACAAGATCGGCAGCGATGAGGACCTCGCACGCGAGGTCCTCATCGTCGGTCGCGACATCGCCCCCTGCATCCTCTCCTTCGCCGCCGACAGCGATCCTGAGAAGGACGCGCTCGCCGTGCTGAAGCGCGTGTACAAGAACCTCGCCGAGCGAGGCTCCCGCCTCGTGAAGGCGCAGCGCATCGGATCCGCATCAGTCGACTACGCCGACATCGAGTCCGCGTTCGACGGTCAGCCACGCCGTGCACTCCGCGCACTCTGCACCGCAGCCCCCGCGCAGGGCGGGTCCCGCGGCAACTTCCCGATCGAGCGTCCGCTCGCGAACCTCTGGCCGGAGCGATACTGATGCACTTGCCCCACGGCCACACCGTCTACCGGCTCCGCGCCGGCATCGTCCGCGACCGTGCCACGAATCGCGACGTGCGCGGCGACTGGAACAACCCTGACGTGCTCCCCATCGACGGCGCCTTCGTCGCCCAGACCTCCACCGCGTTGCTCGGCGACGCGACCCGAGAACAAGCCGTCGAGGCGAGGTCGCTGTTCTGCGACGGCACGTTCGACGTGCAGAAGGGCGACCGGGTCCGCGATGGCGCGGACGGTGCCCCGATCTACACCATCGACGGCATCCCGCCGGCGGCTGATACGAATCCGTTCACGGGGTGGACGCCGCCACGAGAGATCCCGCTGACCCGCAAGGTCGGCTGATCGAGAGGAGCGCGCTCATGGCTCGCAGTGGCGACACCGAGATGGAGTTCAACGAGCGCTTCTTCGAGACGGTTCTTCGTCAGCCGAAGGTGGAACGTCTCACCGACTCGGTCGCCGAGAAGGCGCTCGCGAAGATGCAGGCCGACGCGCCCCGCGATACCGAGGCATACGTCGATGGTCTTCACATCGAGCACCATGAGTCTCGCTACCGGCGCGTGACGCGCGTCGTCGGCTCGGATGAGAAGACGCTGTTGATCGAGTCGAAGACCGGCAACATGGCACGCGGGCTCAAGGGTGCGAAGCGATGAGGGTGATGCCTCCCGAGCTGATCACCTGGCTCATGGGCTACGTGTCGTCCGCGGCCGCCGCCGACGGCTTCGATGTCGATGTCGTCGGCGCCGAACCCGAGGAGCTCGCGCTCCCGCTGCCGCGACCGCTGATCGTGATCCGCGTCGACCCCGGCTCGCGCCTGGACTGGACGACGTTCGATCGATCGGTCGGCGCATCCGTGCTCGGCGGATCGAAGAACGCCCCGACCCCCATCTTCGACCTCGCCCTCTGGTTGGCATCCGTGCTGTTCGACGACGAGCTCCCGCTCGCCCCCGGCAGCCCGATCGCGAGGGTCGACTTCGACGGATGCAACGGCCCCTATGGGGTCACCGAAGAACTCGACGTCGCGCGGCAGTACATGACCGCGCAGTACGTCGTCGAAGGCTCCTGGTGAGCCACCTACCCGACACGCGGATACGTCGGCAGTCGACGTGACCGTTCACCCACCCACCGGGCTCCGCGCATATGCGGGGCCTTCTTCATGTGAAGGAGAACACCCATGACTGCCGATTCCCAGGGCAACGACCTCGACGCCGTCGGCGTACCGATCACCGGTGTCGCCGCGTACGCGCCGGTCGCGTCCGCGAACGTCATCGCGAAGGATGAGCTCGGCGCGAGCCCGCTCGTGCTCCCGGTCGCCGCGAAGCGCCTCGGCCTGTACAAGGTCGACGGCGGCCCCGCAGACTCGCGAGAGTCCGGCGACAAGATCGAGTTCTTCCAGAAGGGCTACTCGCTCGCTGGCGACGGCACCCGCGCGGTCGTCATCAACCTCGCCGAGCAGAACGCCCACGTCAAGGCGCTGATCGAAGGCGTCGAGCCGGACGAGAACGGCGTGTACGAGGTCTCCTCGTCCCTGCCCGACAACCGGTTCATCCTGTACGTCGTCACCCGCTACCGCGGTGGCAAGGAGAAGCGCCGCGAGGGCGTCGCTTCCATCACCGCGGTCGAGCCGGACCAGCAGACGCGCGGCGAGGTCGAGGGCTCCGCTGTGACGTTCACCTGGCAGGAAGACCCCCTGTTCAACGACGCCCCGTTCTGGGAGTGGGGTCCGGACGTGCCGGGCACCACGCCCGAGGCGGGCTGACAGACCGGCTGGCCGGGGTGTCGTCGGGTCACCCCGGCCAGCCAACCACCACCCATCCCGACATCCACCCGATGACCCGACAAGGAGACCATCATGGCGAACGCCAAGACCACCACACCCAAGACCGACGCACCCTCGGCGCCCGTTTACGACTTCGACAACTGGTCGGAAGACGACGAGCAGAAGGCGATCCTCGCCGCCGTCCCCGACGTGCGTCACATCATCGTCGAGCGCCGCTTCATCGGCCGTCTCTCCGACGGCTCGATCGTCGAGGTGCCGCTGACGCTCTCGCTCGACGAGGTCGACGAGCTGCAGTCCGAGGGTGCCGCACCCGTCGACCAGTTCAAGGCGATCCTGCGCAAGATCAGCGGGGACGACGCCGCGAACGACTTCGGCAAGCGTGACCTCGTCGAGGGTGCGATCCTCGCCGAGAAGTTCTTCCGCACCCTGCAGCGCGTCCAGCAGGCGGCCTTCCCGGAATGATCGCCGTCGCCCGGATCATCCGAGAGCATCGCGGCGTCGCCGCCCGCACCTTGCGGGCGTTCGGCGTCGGGATCTCGGACCTGGGCGACGGCCTGCTCTGGGGCGAGGCGAAGCTCCTCCTCGAGGGGGCCGCGGCCGACCCGTCGACCCTGCTCGGTGCGGAGCTTGCGGGCTGGGCGTACCCGGCCTCGACGCTCGACCTGCTGACGCTGATCGCGACGATCGGTGACAGTAAGGCGTCGAAGAAGCTGATGCCGTGGGCGCTCCCGCGGCAGAACACGCAGACCGCGGATGCCGCGGAGATCGCAGAAGCACAGGCCGCCCTCGACGATGGCCTGATCTTCTCCTGACCCGAGGGGGTGCTGATGTCCTCCGAGGTCGGTTCCGGTCACGTCAGCATCTTCCCGGTGATGACTGGGTTCAAGGCCCGCGTGACGAAGGAGACGCAGTCGGCGGGAGCCGCCGGCGCGAAGACCTTCGAGGGCGGGTTCAAGGCCGCCGGTGCACGCGCTGGCCGCGCGCTTGGCAAGGACATGAAGGCGGCGCTGTCCTCGTCGGCCGCGAACCTCGGTGCCGACGAGCTGCGCAAGCTGAACGGTGAAGTTGCTGCGGCATCCAGCGCTCTGTCTCGTGCACGCCTGCGTCAGCAGGACGAGGCCGGGAAGGTGCGCGTCGCTGAGGCGAAGCTGCAGGAAGCGATCGCGAAGTCCGGCGCGGAGTCCTCTGTGGCGATCGGCGCAGAGGAGCGCCTCGCGGCCGCACGACGCCGTCACGCCGCCGCGACGGACACCGTCACCGCGGCTACCAACCGCCTGCAGGGCGCGCAGGCCGCGACCGCCGCGGCGACTGCGCTAATCGGCGCATCGTCGGAACGGGCGCGTGGGGGACTGGTCGGCATCGCCGGCGCTCTCCGTGACGGGTGGAGCAGCGCTTCTGCTGCGCGCTCGGCGTTCACCGGTATCGCCGGGTCCATCGCCGGGATCATCCGAGCAACCGCCAACATCACCGGGCTGACTCGCGTCTCGCGGCTCGTGGCCGCGCAGGTGTCCCGCGCGTTCACCTCGATGGCGACGATGGTGCGTGGCGGGCTCGCCCGGGCATGGTCGGCGTCGAAGTCCTGGCTCGGGTCGGTCGGCTCGACCGTCCGTGGCGCGTTCGCCCCGATGCTGCAGTACGTCGGCGCGATCGGCACCCGCCTCGCGTCCCCGTTCATCCGACTCGGCTCCAAGGTCTCGACCTGGCTGAGTCCGGTGACGACACAGGTGCGCGGCCTGTTCTCGAAGATCGGCGCAGCCGTCGGCCCCGCCGCGTCGAGGATGGCCGCCGCGTTCGGGTCCGGCCTGTCCGGCATCGGCGGGCGTGCCGCATCGGCGCTGTCGTCGGTCGTCTCCGCGGCGAACCGTGTCGGCTCGGCCGCAGGACGGGCACTCGGCGCCGGCATCCAGTCTGCCGCCACCGGAGCCGCGACTGTCGCGGCCACTGCGATCGGCGTCGCCCTCGGGAAGGGCTTCGGTCGCCTCAACGCGATCGACACCGCCCAGGCGAAGCTGCGCGGCTTCGGCAAGGACGCCGGCGAGATCAAGGCGATCATGGCCGACGCGTCCGCGTCGGTGAAGGGCACCGCGTTCGGACTCGGCGAAGCCGCGACCGTCGCCGGTGCCGCCGTCGCCGCCGGCATCAAGCCCGGCGAGCAGCTGCAGAACCACCTCAAGTCGATCGCGAACAACGCCTCAGCGGCGGGCCTGTCCATGGAGGACATGGGGTCGATCTTCAACAAGGCCGCGACCCAGGCCAACGGCGTCCAGAACGACGTCATCGGGCAGCTCGCCGACAAGGGCATCCCGATCTACCAGGAGCTCGCGAAGGTCCTCGGCGTCACCGCCGGCGAAGTGTTCAACATGGCCTCGCGTGGCGAGGTCGACTTCGAGACGTTCTCGAAGGCCGCGACCAAGGCCGCCGGCACGGTCGCGGACGAGATGGGTAAGACCGTCCCCGGGGCGACGAAGAACTTCTTCGCCGCGATGGGCCGCATCGGCGCGAACGCGCTCGGCGGTCTCGAAGAGGGCTCGTTCTACTCCAAGCTCGGCCCGCTGATCAACTCCGTCACGAAGGCCCTCGGCCCTCTCGAGACGAAGGCTGTCGCGCTCGGACAGGCGTGGAACTCATGGGTCGGTCCGATCATGGACCGCCTCACCGGGTTCTTCACCGGCATCGCCGACGGCAGCAGCACCGCCGTCAGCAAGCTGAAGGAGCTCCTGCCGGTCCTCGCCCCGCTGGGCGGCGCATTCGCAGCGCTCGGCGCCGGGGGACTGGCGGGCGTCCTCGCCCGGTTCGGTCCCCTCGCATCGCTGCTGCCCGGTCTCACCCGAGGGCTCGCCCTGCTGGGTGGACCGCTGGGTATCGCGGCCGCCGCGTTCGGTGCGTTCGCGCTGTCCGGCGGCGACGTCTCCGGCCTGGTCTCGGGGATCACCGGGATCGTCGACCAGGTCGTCGCGGCACTTCCGGGCATCGTCGAGCAGGTCGCGACAGTGGTGCCGCAGATCGCGGCGTCGATCGCGTCGCAGGTGCCCGTGCTCTTGCGTGCGGGGGCTGAGATCCTTGGATCTCTCGTGTCCGGGCTGTCGTCCGCACTGCCGATTCTGGCGCAGGGTGCCACGACTCTCTTGACGGGGCTCATCTCGGCGATCGCCGGGAATCTGCCGCTTATCATCGACGGAGCGGTGAGCTTGGTCGGCGCGCTCGCGACCGGGCTGACAACCGCTCTGCCGCTGCTGGCGCAAGGCGCAGTTCAACTGGTCGGCGGGTTGCTGACGGCGATCGTCGCGAATCTGCCGCTGCTCATCCGGTCCGGGATGGACTTGCTGCTCGCTCTCGTGCTCGGGATCGTGCAGGCTCTGCCTGCGATCGCTGAGTCTGCAATCGCCCTGGTGACCGGCCTCGTAGCCACGCTGACCGAAAATCTGCCGCTCATCATCGAGTCCGGAATTCAGCTTCTGCTCTCGCTCGCGCAGGGGCTGATAGCGGCACTGCCGCAGCTTGTGCTCGCCGCCGTCGAGTTGGTTGTTCAGCTGGCGCTCGGGCTTTTGACGATGCTGCCGACTCTGATCGAGGCCGGAATTCAACTGGTCGTCGCGCTGATCTCTGGGCTCGCCGAGGCGGTCCCGCAGATCATCGCGATGCTGCCCCAGATCGTCGCGGCGATCTGGGACGGGCTGGCGGGGGTCGACTGGCTCGACCTCGGTGCGCAGATCATCAAGGGCATCATCGACGGTCTGTTCAGCATGGTCGGTTCCCTCGGTAACGCGGTCGGCGACATCGTCGGCACGATCACCGACTTCTTCCCTCACTCGCCTGCCAAGCGCGGCCCCCTCTCGGGTGCCGGGTGGCGGCGGCTGAAGGACTCCGGCAAGGCCACGTTGGAGCAGTTCAACGCGGGCGCGCGGGAAGAGTCGGGCGCATTCGGATCGTCCCTCGTCGACATGGCGAGAGACGCATCCACGAAGGCGCAGGCCGCGATGACGACGGTCTCCGCAGAGATCCAGACGTCGGTGACGGCGTCGCGGGCAGCGAGCGCCAGTACGTCGGGCGCGGATGCGTCCCGGTCGGGGCCGCTGATCGAGATGACGAACCAGTTCGCGCATGAGGATCCTGCCGTCGCTGTCGCGATGGTGGGGCAGCAGGCCGAGTCGCTCGCGCGGCGAGTGAGGGCATGAGAGAAGGGGGTGGCAGGGTGCTGCAGATCGACATCGCTGATCGACAGATCCTCAGCCACCCCCGTGACCTCGCCCGCCCGTATGGGCTGTTCCTGAAGCCGGATGGTTTCCAGGGGTGGACGGGGCTGGCGAACGCTCGTCGCGAGGAACTGGCGCGTGCGGTCGCTCACGGCGACTTCGATGTGCCGGTGTTCCTCGGGTCGCGCGTCGTGACGATCGACGGGTGGGCGATCGGGGAGTCCCGCGCCGATCTGCAGCACCGCAAGGATGTGCTCGCCGGTCTCCTCGGCACCGGGCGAGAGGTCACCAGGGTGACGCAGGATCAGGAGAGCCGTTGGGCGTACAGCCGGGTGGTGCTCGCTGACCCGGAGGAAGCGGTCCGCCGCATCCGCCGCGGCGTGGTGTCGTCGTTTCAGGTGCAGCTGGTCCTCGCGGACCCGCGCAAGTACGGCGACGTCAACCCGTTCCCTTCCCGAGGGGTGCCGGTGCCCGTGGGGCACAAGGGCAACTTCCCGGCGTTCCCGGAGTTCACCTTCGAGAACCCGCCGTCGTCGTACTCGATCACCTCACCCGGTGGCACGTTCGTCGTCACGGGCGCGACCGCTGGCGGCACACATGTCGTGAACCTCCGCAACGGCCGCGTGTACCGCGACGGGGTGGAGATGTTCGACGTGGGCCGCGGTGACCTGTGGGCGGTGCCTGCCGGCGTCCCGTGGCCGCACACAACATCGGCCGGGTGCATGATCCGCATCCCGGACACGTTCGTCTGATCCCAGGAGGTGTCATGGTGCTCGAGCTGTGGGTGCACGATGCGATCACCGGTGACGAGATCGCCCCGGTGTTCCCGCTCGAGCAGGGTGCGAAGTGGTCGACGAACCTCGGCAGCACGGGGGAGTCCTCGTGGTCGTTCCAGACTGATGACCCGGATACGGGGATGGACGGCGCGCGGATCGCGTCGCTGTTCCAGCCGAACGCGCGCCTGCTCGCGTTGCGGTGGGGGAGCACGGTCCTGGGAGCGTGGAAGGTCGAGGACTGGGACGTCGCCGAGACGAGTCTGCTGGTCGTGACGGGTGTGGAGCTCGTGCGCACGGAGACGAAGTGGCGGATGACGTACGGGCTGAGCGAGTACCAGCTCGGCACGCTCACCGTCACGAACCGGTCCTACTCGGGTGCGGTGCGCGCGATCCTGTCCCGGTTCATGGAGCGTTCCCCGGCATGGAACTATCCGATCGATCTGCCGCCGGATGGGGCGGGGTCGTTCTCGCAGACGTGGGAGTTCTGGAAGAAGTTCACGATCGAGGATCTGCTGGTGCAGATCGAGCAGGAAGGCATCGAGGTCTTCTTCCGCCCGTACCTCACCGCGAGGCGGCAGCTGCGGTTCCAGACGATCGTCGGTCCTCGCGTCACCGCGGAGGCGAGCGCGTTCAATCTCGCCGCCGACGACTCGCCGCTCAGCGGCATCCACTACAAGGTCAGCGGTGCGGATCAGATCACGGGCGGTCAGGGCATCGGCCAGGGCACCGGGCAAGACCAGGCGACGACGTTCGCCGGCGAGCCGCCGTACTCTATCCCGATCCGGGATGTGAAGCGCACGTTCCAGGACCTCACCGGGGACCGGCTACAGGCCGCCACGAACGCCTGGTATGCGGAGGCGAAGAACCCGATCGTGCAGTGGACGGTCGAGACGTTCACGATGTCCGACGAGTATCCGCCCCACCACGCAGCCACGGGCCGCGCGTGGACGCTCAACTCGACCGGGCACCGAGTGTTCCCGGACGGCCCGCACGCGCTTCGCGTTGTTGCAGCGTCGGGGACGTTCGGCATGGAGATCAAGACGGAGGTGCAAATTGCTGCGTAATCTCTCGGATGTGTGGGGCTGGATCGAGAGGCTGATCCGCCGTATCGATCGCCTCGAATCCGGCGCGAACCTGGAGAACTCGTCGATCACGAACGGCCGCATGCGGTTCATCGGCGGCATCCTCCGGCTCGACTCCGGGGCGCTCCTCGAGCTCATCGGTCAGTGGCGGTTCTCCGGCAATGGCGCGATCACGGGCGATGTGGTCGCCGAGGGGAAGTGGACGCAGAACGGCACCTGGGAGTTCAACGGCAATGGCAAGATCTACGGCGACGTCGAGGTGCTCGGCGGCGGCCGGATCCGCGTCGGGCAGATCGTCCTGAACCCGGCAGTCAACGGCGGAACGATCGAGATCGGCGGACACACGATCTTCGCCTCGGGAAACGTGCTGAGCATCACGCACTCGGGTGGCGCTCAGGTGGTGCTGAATGCCAGTGGGGCAACCCTCATCGGTGGGGGAAAGAGCTTCAGCCTTCAGTCCACCGGCGCAAGCCTCACGGGGCTTCCGACCATCTCTAGAGCCGCCGCGAACAACGCCACCATCGGAAGCGTCTACGTGGATACCTCTGGGCAGCTCTACCGGGTCGTGCTCTAGTCGAGCTGCTGGATCGTCTCAGGGCAGTAGACCTGTTGCGCTCCGAAGAAGATCGCAGAGCTGTCCATGTAGTAACCGGTCGAGGACGGCTCCTCGCCTTCGACGAGACGAATCTCTTCGAGCGGCACACCCGCCTCGACCTGTTCGCACCCGTCGTGTCCGGCAGCAATCAGGTCGGCGTCGGTCGCATCTGCGATGCCGGAATCCGGCAGCAGTTCACCTCGAACGATGCTCAGGAACTGTTCGTCTTCCGCAGTCAGGTCTTCGGCGGCTGGCGTCTCGGACGCTTCCTGGGAGGTGGGCTTCGACTGCTCGGAGCTCGTCCCGCCAGTGGCCCCGTTGTCGCCGCATCCGGCGAGGACAAGAACCAGTAGTAGTGCCGCTGCGGCGGCTGTTATCTTGGGCACGTCCACTCCTTCGTAGTGGGCTCTGCTCCTCATCAGTGACAGCTGGTGGGGAGCTTTTCTGTGCCCTCAACCTAGCGGGTCGCGTTCGCGCCTGCCAGACCCCTGAGGTGGAGGCACCGATGACTGATACCCGTGTTCTTGTGCGTGGTCGGATGACCGACGCGGCTCAGGTTCCACTGTGGGCGGAGCAGGTGGAATTGTTCTTCCGGCTTTCGCGGGCCGCGACAGGCTCCGACGGCGCCCTCTACGGCACCGCACCTGTGATCGTGCAGCCCGACGCGAACGGCGAAATCGTCGTGCGCCTGGTCCCGAACGACGAGATCCAGGGGAACTCTTCTTATCGTGTCTCGGCGAAGTACCTAGACCGGTCGGGGAAGTACACCGAGGTCGACCTGTGGCAGATCTTCGTTCCGAAGATGGGCGGGTGGATCAGCGAGCTCATCGACCCGTCATGGAGTCCGGCGCAGATGTTCTACGGGCCCACGCGCCCGGAGCCGTGGCCCAAGGGAACGGTGTGGCAGGACACCATCACCGGTGACAACTGGCAGAACACCCCGACCGGTCTCGTGTACCTCGGGAACATGCGGGGGCCGCGCGGGCCGGAGGGCGCGGAGGGACCGGAAGGCAAGCCGGGCGTGAACGCGGTGCCGGCGCAGGACGCCGTCGCGGCATACCTCGCCTCGCCGTCGTCGCCGGTGAACGCGGCAACCCGGGACATCATCGACAAGGACCGGAAGACGTTCGATCTCGCGAAAGCGCGGATCGAGTACGGGGCGCGTGCGATGCGTCCGCCGTCGGAGAACCGGGTTATGCAGTCCGTGCAGGTCGTCGCCCGGCTGGGTGGGGAGATCTGGTACTCGCAGGTCGCCGCCGGCACGACGGGCGGCCGGGAGTCGACGGTGGTCGTGCGGTGCACGGCAGCGGGTGCATACCTGGGCGAGATGGTGTTCGTCGACGCCGGTCACGGCACGGGCATGTTCGTCGAGGCGGACTCGTCCGGCACTCCGTGGGTGTGGCTGTCGTTCACGAACCACGCCGTCGCATCCGGCGCCGGCCGGTTCAACTACGTGCGGGTGCCGTGGGCTGCCGGGGCGTCGCGCACCTGGGCGGACGTGGCCTCGTTCAAGGTCACGGCGCTGTCGCGTGCGACCTATGTCACCGCGCACTACGACGAGTACAACGACGAGATCGGCGTCCGCGACAACCCCGCCTCCGGGGGCTACCAGTTCTCCCGGCACAGCATGGCGGCGATCAAGGCCGGCACCTGGAACCCGCAGGACGTGATGAGCTACACGCCCGGCGGCGACTGGTACGGGCAGGGGTGGGCGCTGCTGGACCGCGTCTGGTACCTGATGACGGGCAACGGGTCCACCTACTCGCCGTACTTCCCGATCCAGATCTGGCAGCTCGACTCTGTCGGCGCCCGCGTGTTCGTGAAGGATCTCGAATCGATCCGCAGGTCGCCCGTCGGCCCCGCGGTCGGTGGGTTCACCGAACCGGAGGGACTCGCGGCCGCGCGGGGTCCGAAGGGTGAGCCGTCGCTGATGCTCGGCATCAGTGCCGGGCCGACCGGGGGACGCTCGTACACGTTCTGGTCGGTGCACATGGGTGTCGACCCGTTCGTGAACCAGCGGTACGCGCAGGACGGGGCGTGGGGTGAGACCGGGTGGACGGACACCGTCGTGGAGACGTGGAACAGTCCGACGTTCACCCCGAACACGACCGCGCTGCAGAAGTTCGAGGGCCGCATCATCGGCGGCTACCTCGAGCTGGACGGTGTCATCAACGGCACCTTCACACCCGGGTCGAACGCGGTCGGGAAGATGCGCGCCGGCTACTACTCGCCGACGAAGCAGCGCCGCGGTGTGGCTGTGAAGTCGATGTCGGGTGCGTCGCCGTCCGCGGCCGTGCGGGTGGAGATCAACACGGCCGGGGATCTGAGCGTGTTCATGCCCTTCGGGGAAGCGTCCGTCAGCTTCATCGACCTGACCGGTTTCCGTGTCCCGCTGTTCATCGAGAGGGGAGTCTCCTATGCCTGAGTACCCATTCGGCCGTGTGGTCGGCAAGTTCGTGCAGGCCGCGCAGGGACTTCCCGGTGATGGTTCCGAGCCCGTGTACACCCCGATCCCGGGGCTGCGGGTCACATTCCGGGCCGTCCTGGACGACGAGCGGATGCGGGTGCTGCGCGCCTCCGACCCGACGTCGATCCTGCTGCGGGAGTTCGTCTGCCAGACGGACCACTTCGGGTACCTGATCAACGGTGTCGGCCAGCGGTGGCAGGAGCTTCCCGCCACCGTCGACCCGGAGCTCGGGTTCTCGGAGTGGACGTGGGAGGCGACGATCACCTCCCCGGTCGGCAACCCGACCCCGTTCCGGTTCGTGCTCCCGGTCTACACGATCGCGGGCACGGAACGGGATCTCGCGACGGTCGCGCACATGCCGGCCACCCCGGGCCGTGAGCTCGCGGAGTGGGAGTCTGTGTATCTGCGGGCGACTGGCACGGTCGCCCTCGTCCAGGCGGCCGGCCAGTCCGTCATCGAGGACATCCTCGACGAGGAAGCGGGCATGTCCGCCCGTGCCGTTGCTGCCGCAACCGCCGCTGCGGCTGCGTCGTCGACCACGGCACAGACCGCGGCGACCGCCGCGGGCAACAGCGCGACCCTCGCGCAGGGGTCAGCATCCGCGGCAGCATCATCCGCGGCGACGTCGGCGACGAACGCGACCCGCGCCGAGGTCGCAGCGGACTCGATCGACACATCCGTGATCGAGGCGGAGATCGCGCTGAAGGCCAACAAGACGTACGTGGACACGCAGGACCAGGCGCAGAAGGAGTACACCGACTCGCGCACCGTCATCACGCATACGCGGCGGACGAAGCCCGCCGTTCAGACGATCAACAACGCGACGTGGACGCAGGTCACCTGGCCTGTCGACGGCGGCACGGTCGGGATCACCGGATCCGAGACGCTCACGCCAGCGGGCGGCCCGGGAGTGCTCCTGTTCACGATCGAACTGACGTTCGCGGTCCAGGGCACGACCGGGCAGCGCGTGTTCCGGCTGCGCCGCGGCGCGTCGGAGATCATCGCGCAGACACCACAGGTCACCCCGGTCGGGACCACCTACCCGGTCACGATGCAGCTCGTCATCGCGGTCCCCTTCGCCCCCGGCGATGTGTTCGTCGTCGACTGCTACCACTCCGCCGGCACTAGCCAGACGGTCAACGTCGGCGGCGCGGCGGAGTCGAACTTCATCAGCATCGTCCGGCTCTCGTGACCCGGTCTGAGGAAAGGGGCCTGTGATGGCGCTTCCCGCGAACGTGTCCTACTGCAACGTCACCGGCCGTTTCATTCGGGCGGTCGGTGACGGGGCTGACGGTGACCGCGCACCGGACGCGGTGCCGTTGGCGAGCTTGACGGTCGAGTTCACCCCGAAGCTGAAGCCCGCCGTCGTCGCCCACGACGGAGAGCATGTCGTCATCGTGATCGACAAGGTCATCGCGTCGACCGACTCGGAGGGGTACCTGCTCGGCCCGGACGGGACCACCCGTGGGGTGATGCTGATCGCATCCGCCGACACGGACCTGGACCCGTCCGGGTGGGCGTGGGAGTGCAAGGTCACCGGGCCGATGTTCCCCGGCCCGATCACGACGAGCTTCGTCACCCTGCCGGGTGAGGAGATCGACCTCGTCTCCCGGTTCCCCGTCGCCCCCACACCGGAACCTGTCCCGCAGTGGGCGCCGGTCACGAAAGCACAGTTCGACTCGATCGCGCACGCGCCCGGTGTCGTCTATCTGATCGTGGAGGCACCATGACCCTCAACGCGTTCCTGACCGACGTCGCCCGCGCCCGCGGTGCGTTCATCGACGGGAAGCACCTCGCGCAGGTCCGCGTCGGCGACACCCTCGTCCAGGACACGGTCACCAACCTGTTCACGAACTCGTCGTTCGCGTCTGTGGTGACCCCTGGCGGGCTGGTCGAGGTGCGCCGCAACAGGGCCGTGACGCCACGCCCCAACGCCTACGCCGGGACGACTTGGGGTGCTCCGGCCAACTTGCAGAGCGTCCCCGAGCCTGGGTGGCTCGGCGGCACGCTGACCGCGGCGACCACGCCATACATCTTCTCGGCGACGTCGTCGCGCGCGTACGCGGCCGGGGACAAGGTGACGCTCTCGATTCGCTACCGGGTCACCGCAGCGAACACGGGAGCAGCGCAGCACATCTCCGTCATCCCGCACATCCGCACCGGCAACGCCTACTACCGCGGGACTCACGTCACACGCCCCATGGTCGTGGGCCAGAACGAGGACGTGGTGGTGCAGTGGACCACGCCGATCGATATCGCGGCCGGACAGCTCGACATCGCCATCGTCGGTGCGAACGCCGCAGGCACAGGGCTCGCGGCAGCCGACGCAGGGTTCGGCCTCCAAGCAACCCGCGCGTTGATCGAGGACGGTTGGACGGACGGCTCGTTCTTCGACGGCGCGTCCTCGCCAGACATCGACCTGACTCCCGCCTGGACCGGAGCCACGAACGCCTCCGCATCGATCCTGACCGGGAAGAGCATCGCCGGCGTCACCCCCACAGGGTGCGTCGCGATCCAGTCGACACGATGGGCGAAAGAGGGCGCCTACTCGATGCGCCTCATCCCCACCAGCCCCACCGATAACTACTCGTGTGCGCGGATCCCGATCCCTGCGGGGGCCGTGCGCGCCGCGGGGACGATGCTCGCCACCCTCCGCCTCGCCGCCCCGCTCACGGGGAGCTTGTCGGCGGCTGCGCGCAGTATCCGCGCGCGCAACCCTGACCAGCGTGTCCAAGCACCGAACACCGCCGGGGCGCACGACCTGCGCCTCACGTTCAGCGCCCTCGCCGACACGTACTTCATCGAGCTCATGCACGGCGGCCTCGCCGGGTCCGGTGACGTCTGGTGGGATCTCGCGACCCTCATCGCCGGGAACTACACCGGCAAGCCCGCGTCCGGGGATTCCCCCGGATGGGCGTGGGACGGCACCCCACACAACTCGACCTCACACGGATGGAGATAGCCGATGCTCTGGCCCAACGGAACCACCACCCGCCCGGTGGTCACCAGCCCATTCGGGCGGCGCACCGGCGGAGCATTCAGCTTCCACTACGGCGCCGACCTCGTCGGTTACGACACCGTGCGCGCCGCTGGGTCCGGTCGCGTGACCTTCGCCGGGTGGATGAACGCCGCAGCCGGGAACACGGTGATCATCGACCTCGGCGGCAGCGTCACCGAGCTGCACATGCACCTCGCAGACTTCGCTGTGTCCAAGGGGGACCGGGTCTACCCGGGGACCCCGCTCGGGCGAATGGGGCGCACCGGGAACGCATCCGGGAACTGCGACCACTTCGAGATCCGAGTGCAGGGCAGTTCCGTCGACCCGCTCGAGTTCACCGCAACACGCCTCTCCGGCACTCCCGCCGGCGGCGGCAACATCACGCCTCCCGCACCTGGCGGCGCGGCACCGATCCTGGAAGGCATCGAAATGGCCGAAGCAATCATCTCTGCCCCGAACGGCATCGTCGTTCACCTTCGCCCTGGCGCACGCCACAACTTCGCGAACGCGGCCGAGTACAACCAGCGCCGCGACCAGATCGCGTTCCTGCGCGCGAGGGGCGCAACCGACGCGATGGCATTCCCCGCGCTGAAGAACGTCCCCAAGCTCGACAGCTGGGACACCCACGACTTCCTCTGCGCCCATATCGGCGCACCGCTGAAGTGACGCAGGGGGAACAGGTGATGGCAACGGAGAGCCGCCACGCCCATCGAACCGTGCCCACATGGGTGATCCTCGTGATCGGCGTCGTCGCGACCGGAGCGGCCCTCATCTGGGCGTCCGGGCTCCGCGACGACATGGGCGAGACGCTCCTCGACAAGGACACCGCGCAGGTGTTGGTGGCGCTGATCGGTGGCGCTGTGACCTTGCTCTCGCTGCTGTTCCAGCGGCTTGGTGAGGTCCGGCACCAGGTGAAGAACAGCCACGGGACCAACCTCCGCGACGACATCGACCGTCTCGCCGACCGGCTCGGACGCGTCGAAGGCAACGCCGAGCACGCCGTCCGGGCTGCCCGCAAGGCATCCGACGACACGGTGCAGCTGCGTGAGGACGTGCAGGCAGGACGTATCGAAACGGGGGAGGTGCGCGCCGACGTGCGTGGCCTCCGCAAAGACATCGGTCGGCTTACCGACGCGATCAACAACAAGGAGAACTCATGAACATCGAACTGCCCGCCATCCCGTCCGGCGTGCTCGTGCTGCTCGCGCTGCTGGCCCCGTACCTGCAGGCGCTCATCCAGCGACCGAAGTGGTCCCCGACGGTGAAGAAGATCCTCGCCATCGTCCTCGCGATCATCCTCACCGCCGTCGTGCTGGCGTTCTACTACGTCTACACCGGCGACGTCGTCCCGGCCTGGCCGGCGCTGATCCTCCTCGCGATCGTCGTCGCCCAGGCCTCCTACGCACTCGTCGCCAAGAGCTCCGCCACCGTGATCGAGCAGACGTTCAACCCCGGCACCACCCTCCGCCGCGACCTCCGCTGACCCACTCTCGAACGAACAGACCCCCACCTAGCCTCCGGGCCGGGTGGGGGTCTTTCCTCGTCCCGGGGTGGGCTGCACGCGCACGCGCGCTCGGTTTTCGTGGAACAATCTGCACTGTGCCCACGTTTCCCTCAATGAAGGCTGCGAAGTTGCAGGCCTTGTTGGAGACGAAACTTGGCTATAGCGTGAGCGCACAGCGGGGATCTCACAAGAAGCTCGTAAGCTCTGCGGGGTATCCTCAGCTGACCTTCGCATTTCATGACGGGGCCGAGGTTCCTCCCGGTCTCATCCGAAAAATACTGACGAAAGACGTCGGCATCTCACTAGATGCGGCGGCGAAGCTACTAGGGCTAGGGTGATGGCATGCGCGTTATTACAATGATCGTTCACCACGAACAAGGATCATGGTGGGCCGAGTCGGATGACCTTCCTGGATTCTCCGCGCTGGCCGACAACTTGGACGCTCTTCGCAAACTCAGCAAAGAAGGAGTCGAAGAGCTGCTCGCTGGAGAGGCTTTCCGACTCGTCGAGCGTGATGAGTTCGGGTCTGCGCTCGACACTTCACCCTTCGCGTCAGCGCCCGACTCTTGGTGGACGCTATCTGGTGGCTCGGGATCAGCTTTTGCTGATGGTGCTCGCAACTTCGCGGTGTCGTCGAGTCGAGCCGCATGAGCGAGATCGCTCAAAATGCGAAGGTCTCGATCCTTCTAGCCGACTTTGCACGTGTCGACACAGAAGGAAAACTCAACGTCGTCGGTGGCGGCGTAACTGGGCTCGGCTTCGACCTGGGCCAGGGGCTGACAAGCCGATTCACTCTAGTCGTGATCGTCTGGGTCCCCGCGACGCTGCTGCCCGCGGAGTGCGCCCTTGAGGTGTACCTGACGCAGGCGGGGAGTGTCGTGATGGCTCCTGGTCCCGTAGACAGTCAAGCAATTCGCATCTCCCAGAACGTGATCGTTGAGCCATTGTTGGCTTTTCCGCCAGCTGCCCGCTCGCATGTGGGAAGCCATTACACCTCTGTTCTCGATTTCAATAACGGCCTGCCGCTCGCGCCGGGCGGTATGTATGAGTGGAACGTGCGGATAGACGGCGACGAGACCCAAACTTGGTCGTTGCCCATCACCGTTGCTGGCGCCCCGGGCAGCCCCGTTCTCGGTTGAACGCCAGAATTGAGGATCACGGCCGCTGATTAGGTGCGCCGCACGGACAGCATCTGCCAGCCCTCGGGCACCTTCGCGTGCAGCGCGTCCATGTCTTCGGCTTCGATCTCGCGCGGTTCGTGCCGGCCTTCGAACTTGCCGGTCACGATTCGGATGCCGCCGGGCTTCATCTCGACGTGCGCTGAGACCATGTCCCATCCCTCGGGAGCCTCGGCGATGAGCTGCGCGCGCAGTTCGGGGATATCGGTCCCTTCGACGGTGGCGGTGTGCTTCTCGATGGGACGGATCAGGGCGACGAGCATGCCACCAGCCTAGGCGTGGACGTCAGCGGTCGTGGATGTCGGGCCCGTCGAACTCCGGTGGCATCTCGACGTCCTGTGCCTGTTGGACGTGCCCGCATTCCGGGCACTCCCACCCACCAGGGATGTCACGCATGACCACGTCATCTTCGGGGCAGTGGGGTTGCGTCCCGTCGAGCTCGTCCATGCGGTGAGCCTAGACCTCGTCGTCGGCGAGCACGACCGCGTTGCCCCACACCCAGCAACGGAACGTCTGCTCACCGGCGCGGAACTCGATTCCAGCAGCAAGGGGAGTGGAACGCAGGAGAGACGCTTCGACGCGCACGGACTCGGGGCCGAACCGTACCCACGCGTGCACCTTCTTCGGTCGCGGATACATCGTCATCGGCTGCTCGGCGCGGTCGAGCTCCCGATCGGTGAGCGACTGCAGAGGCCCGTGCTTCGCGGCCGCGAGGATCTCACCGTGCTGCGCGTAGCGATCGTAGAGCGGCGCGAGTCGCTTGCTGGTTCCCAT